CCCTACTGTCACCTTGTGGACTTGCTATAGAGTTTGCTAAACGGACTCTATGAAAAGGACGAGACGTTAGTCCCGTACCTCTTATGGAGTTCATTGCTGCAAACCTAACCTTATCCGACGCTATTACTTTCGCGAGAAAGTATAACCTGGCCTTCCCTCAGTTGTTAAGAACACTGGGGTACGGGTACAGAGTAGTCGGTTCCTATACTAAACATGTAGGAAAGTTAAATTCTCGAGTCCGAGCTTTAATGTTTGCGTTCTATCTTCTGGAGACAGAAGATCAAGTACGTGAGTTATTGATGAGAGGTAACCCTCTCTTAAATAAAGCAACACTTACCCTCGTTGTTAACGAGTTTAAATCCCTCGTTGCGGGTTCTTACCTAGCAAGGTTAGAAGCCACTTTCGAGAAATTGCCTAATCCAACTGCTCTTATTAGAGAAGAAGGAGAGAAAGCAATGGCGATATTCCTAGCTCGGATCTATACAGTTCCGGCGCTAGTGACTTATCTGGATAAAGTGTTGCCCACAGCGTTTTCTACAACTGCTGTGAGTGTGGATGTAAGAGCGGATGTGTTCTTGCCCTTCTTAGGGCGAAGAAGACCTGCTTTTACCTTTCCACGAACGGAGGATCTCCTACCAAAAGGAGAAATGCTTCCAATCCACGTGCCTGGTTCTTTATTTAACCGAGTTGAACATATAGTTCGAACTTGGAGAATTTGTTTCGAGCGGCTAGTAAAACTAGTTGTTTCGGAACCTATGTCTAGATTCAGAACAGATGCATCGAAACTCGTTTATGAGATCTATGCAATTCGATACGGTAGAGACTTAGTTTCACTGTATTCACGGTTAATGACCGTACAACGTCTTCTTTCGAAGGCGGGTACAGGTCTTCCTCCTCTGGACAAAATTCCAGAGAGAATGCCGTGGGGACAAGACCCAGTGCAAATGCGTTTTTGGAGAGATTTTACGAAGTCGATTTTAAAAGTCCTTCAGTTAATGAAAACGAAGGCTTAGAGTTTGATAGCCCGCTGAAATGGCGGACAGGTAATGATATGGAGCACCCCTAAGTAAGGGTAGCACGCATCAGAACTCAAACCCGACGACTTAACACTTTGGATGAAAGTGCTTGTAAACAAGGAGATATCCTTGGATGACCGGTATTAGTAAGACCTTAGTTCCTTAGTTGTCGGTTAGGGGTTCGGAAAGAACGACCTAACGGACGAAACATCAGATCCAGATGTTCACCTATTCATTACTGAATTGGTTCC